ACAAAGAGGCATTTGAGCGTGTGCGTGAACTGTTCCAAAATATCGAGCGCGTAAACAAATACCAGTTTACGCACTGGCGAACTGGCGAGCATGTGTCTAGCACTGTTGCCCTGCTCGGTGATATGCGCCTGCTTTGGATGCGGCTCACTAAGAACCCGGATGATGTGCTGCGGTGGTTGAAACAGTACGTCTAAAGACAACGCAGATCGAGCAGGCCCGCGCCATCCTACAAAAAAAGCAAGGTAACATCTGCCCGCTATGCGAACGTAAGTTTTCTGGGCGAGTTGTTGGATGCCTTGACCACGACCATAAAACTGGCGTAATTCGTGGCGTACTGTGTAGGGCGTGTAACCGATTTGAGGGTCAGGTAAACAATCGGGTTAGCATGGCTGGGGCCAGTGCCGACCCGGTTAAATTCCTGAGTAATCTTGCCGAGTACTGGAAACTGCACAGCACTCCACAGACAATCTATCTGCATCCGTCCCATAAGACAGAGGACGAAAAGCGGATACTCCGAAATGCAGCAGCCGTTAAGCGCAGGGCGGCAGCAAAGAAAAAGGTAAGCAAATGAACGATGCCGTCCGACACATCGACGAACTATCAGTTGAGATTGAGTGGGAAAACTCAATGGTCAACCGTGGAATGGCTAGATATCTTGATGCCCAAAGAACGGCTAGAGAAGAAGGTCGTGGAGACGAGGCGAGTGCAGAACACCTCATGCTTAAGCACTACGTGTTGGCAGTAGCGGACGGCATCGAAGCATTTACACAAGTTACGCAGTACAGCCACGACAATAGCGAGAAGCAGCTTTTGCGTGCGATGGACTCGAAACAAGTAGCTATGATCACGCTGCGCATTCTGCTGTCGGAACTCCACAATCCTCGAATGCCTCTTGCATCCGCAGCAAGGTCTATTGGTCAACGTCTGCAAGATGAAGTACTGATGGGGAAGTTTCATTCAGAATACACTGCGTATTTTGAGGAAATCATTCGTAAGATCGAGCGCAAGCGAAGCTACTCCACAGAGTACAAGGTCAAGAGCATTAGCGGCAGTATGCGATTGCAACATGACGTTGACATAGAGCGATGGACAAAGCAGCAGGTTTATCGCATTGGGCAACGGCTGGTTCAGATCGCAGCGGAGGTATGTGATCTGTTCGAGATACACACAATCGCCTCACAAAATCACGGAGGTACGTTTATCCGACCAACGGAAGCGTGTATCAAATGGATAGATCAGCATGACGAAGAAATGAGCATGTTGTTCCCAGATCGAATGCCGATGATCATTCGCCCTGATCCGTGGACCTCTGCGGAGGATGGTGGATATATCTCACCGCAAATGCGCAAAATGACTCCCCTTATCATCAAGTCTCCACTGTCTACGGCAAACAGCCGGAAGTGGCTGGCAATGTACAACAATGCGAAAATGGATGCAGTATATCGTGGAGTTAATGCGCTGCAAGGCACCACATGGCGGATTAATGACGCCGTGCTGCGCGCAGTAACGAATGTCCTAAATTCAAATTTGCGTGTCGGTGTTCCGCAATTTGAGCCATATGAGTTTCCTGTATGCCCATTGCCGGAGGGGGTATCACCAAAATCCCTCGCACCAGATAGCATCCTACTTGCAGAGTTTACGGCATGGAAATCAGAAATGCGGGCGATGCATGAACTGGAGAGTGAGCGACGTGCGAAGATCATCAACGTTGGCCGCATTATTCGGATGGCCAAAGAAATGTCCGACAAAGATTTCTGGTTCGTCTATAGAATGGATTTTCGTGGACGAGTATACTGCGCCACGTCTGGATTATCTCCACAAGGAACAGAGCTTTCAAAGGCGCTGCTCAGGTTTAAGGAAGGGCGGGTGCTTGGAGAACGCGGATGGTTCTGGTTCAGAGTTTCGGGGGCGAATAGATACGGGAAAGACAAGATCAGTTTCGAGGATCGGGTTAAATGGATTGACGAGCAATCCGCCGCATGGACCGCATGTGCGACGGACCCAATTGGAAATAGGGACGTGTGGGGGAATGCGGACGACCCATATCAATTCCTTGCATGGTGCATCGAGTATAACAATGCACTCAATACTGTATCCTCCCCGCACGAGTTCAAATCTTACCTGCCAATAGGTATGGATGGGTCGTGCAATGGTTTGCAGCACTTCTCTGCAATGTTACATGACGAGGTAGGCGGCAAGGCGGTGAACCTGAAACCATCTGGTAAGCCAAACGATATCTACCAAAATGTAGCAGATGTTATGACAGACAAGCTTAGGGCACTAGCTCCAAGCGACGCAGCGGCAGCTAACTGGCTCGCTCTGTTTGATAAGCTCGGTCTTAGTGGGGCGCCGCGAGGTCTTACTAAAAAGCCTGTTATGACGCTACCGTACGGCTCAACTGAACGAACATGCTGCGACAGTATCATGCAATGGTACGCAGAAAATGGCGATGGGTTCTTTCCCAAAGCTACTGCGTTTAGACATGCACTATACCTGTCCCCGATTTTGTGGTCGTCAATTGGTGACGTTGTTATCGCAGCCAGAGCAGCTATGGCATGGATACGAAAAGCCGCCGGTATTGTAGCGCGTTCTGGATCACCGCTAATCTATACTTCCGCACTAGGCTTTCCCGTAAAGCAGCAGAATGAAAAGACCAAGAGCGAGATAATCAGCACATATCTGTCAGGCAAGCTTCGCGTAGCTATCGAGGTTCCAACCGGCCAACTCGATTCTATACGAATGCAGAACGGCAGCAGCCCGAACTTTGTACACCATATAGACGCCACTCACATGCTTATGACGATTAATGGCATGTTGGATGCAGGAATTTCGTCGTTTGCAATGATCCACGACGATTATGGGTGTCATGCTGCCGATATTGATATGATGCACAAAATCATCCGGGATGAATTTGTATCTCTGTATACCAGCAGGGATATCCTCAATGACTTCCGCACTCAGCTTGAGCGTAACGCCGGAGTTGTTCTGCCGGATATTCCGGCCAAGGGGAGCCTAGACGTTACGGCTGTAAAAGACAGTCCGTACTTTTTCTCCTAATTGTTTGCGTGGGCCGGGCGGTTTCCTAGTATAGAAGGACCAGTTTGCTTTCTGTAGGGGACCGCCCGAGGAAAGATCAGTTCACGTTAATATAATCTGTGTATAAATAATCTAATACATAGATAGGAGAAAAACAATGGCATGTAAGCCTATGCTAGAGGTAGATGTATTCCTTACAGCTACTGAGTATGCTGCAAGAGGATTGTACATTCCTCAAGCTTGGCGTAATCTACTTGATCAAGATACATTAGATGCTCTTGATGAAATAAGGAAAGCCAACGAAGATGAATATGAGTACAATACCATCATCATCGGCCAGTCAAGCATTTCTGCTTAGACTAATCCAATTCTACTCGCCAAAGACGTTCAACAGTTCCAGTACACAATTTGATATTGGATATGAGCAATGCAAGCGAGACCTACGGCACCTGCTGCATCAGCAAGTACCAGCAGTAAAAGAACTGGAGAACTTTGGCCCTACGGACAACCCGACAAAAATTCAACCGCCCTGGCGTATTCCATCAATCAAGGGACTACTAAAATGATCCGCAAAGCAGTCGAAGGCGACCTGAACGCTGTATTTGATTTGGCAGCAGAGTTTGCGGATAAGTACGCAGAGTTCCCAATTGATCCTGACAAGACGCAGCAGATGCTAAGGGGACTGATTAGTTCCGGTGTTTGCTTTGTTGCGGAGGATGATGGAAAGCTTGTCGGAGCCATTGCAGGAATGGTACAAGAGCATCCGTACATGAAGTGTACTGTGCTAGTAGAGCTTGGGTGGTACGCTACTCCCGTATGGGGAATGGGGCTACTTAAAGCCTTCATCGCTGCCGGTAAAAATGCTGGCGTAGATTTAATCGTAGCCAGTACGCTAAGAAATTCCTCGCCATCCGCAGATCGTTTGTTGGAGCTTCGGGGACTTGTTCTTACCGAGAAAACATGGCAACTCAAACTGTAGGATATCATGGCAGCACTAACTGCATTGGCTATGGCGGTGGGGGCGGCTGCATCAGTTGCAGGCGTGGTCCAAGCCCGCAATAATACGAAAGACCTCAAGAAAGAAACGGCACGGCAGAAACAGGCGGCAAAAGAGGCCGCTGCTCTTGAAAGCACTGCTGACACCGCAGACGCTGAGTTTCAACTTGGTGTAAATGATCCGACGAGTGAGCGGCGCACTAAAGGTTCCGCAAAAAAGAAACCTGCTGCTGTCACTAGTGGCATGGCAACCGGAGGCATTAGCCCGTCTAGTGTTGGTGGTCTGTAATGGATTACATCGCTCCGGGTATCTCGGAAGACCCGACGAACATTCGGTCCGTATGGGACTGGATGCAGCAATCAAAGGGCGACCTTATTACAAGGAGCAAAGAATACGCACGGCTTACTGTGCCGTATATCTGCCCGGAAGATAACGCCGGAAACACTGAGCAGGAACACGCCAACGTTATGATTGGCCCGCGAGTAGTCAACTTCCTCGCGCACAAACTGATTGGTACTCTGTATCCGCATGACCGCCCATTCTTCAAAGTAGAACTTCGTCCTAAGATCGAGTTTGAAATGAGTAAAGAGGTTGATCAGCGTGCCATTGACCAAAGTAAAATCCAGATTGGCGAGCGCGGACTTCAAGTGACCAAAGTTGCTATGTCCGAGCTTAACATGGTGCAGTATAGGCCC